GGTATTTTAGGTGTTACAGTTACTAATGGTGGTCGTCACTATAGTTATGCAAATATTATTGCAACTGACACTGGTGGAGCTAGTGGATTTGCATCAACTACAACATTGACTCCTGTTCCACAGTATAACAATTATGTTAACGTTAGCACAGGATACGACACAAACAATATTCCAGCAGGAAAATTTACTAATACTTACTTTATGGCAGTATCCAGTACTGACCGTGTTGTTAAGATACCTAGTTCGTACTTATTTGATACAGTACGTGAAGCTTTCCAATATGCTGAAAAAGAAGTAAAAGAATTACAAACATACGGAATACCTTACGCCAACTATAAATTTTTAGGTGTGTCAGTTATTAATAGTTCTGGCGAGTTGCAAACTATACCTGATACAAATACTGGAAGTGTGTTATACTACGATTTATTAAATAATAGTATTAATTCAGCTCCTTTAAACCCTAATGGTGCTAAAGTAGGTAGATCGTTAACAACAGATGCAACTGGTAATGCAGCACAATGGTTAGGTGCTACAGAGTCTGTAAAAGTTTACTACGTTGCACCTCACGGCCGCGACGCAGTTACTAGCGGCAGTAATATGTCTACTCCGTTTGCAACCATTAAGTATGCTTGCCAACGAGCTGAAGAAGGTGCCACAATTTTTGTTAAGACTGGAACTTACAGCGAGCAGTTACCGATAACAATTCCTGCAAACGTAGCTATTGTTGGTGATAATCAGCGTACAGTTATAGTAGAACCAAAAACTGGTAACAGTGATGATGGTGTTACGCCTAACAATCAAGCCTCAATGTTTTTAATGAGCAACGGCTCAATTTTAAACAAAATGACTTTTAGAGGCATGACTGGCTGGGTACCTGGTTCAACTCCTAGCGATATTACAACTTCTACAATTAAAGGTGTTGTGGTTCGTTTAAACCCCGCATCGCCAATTACTCATAAATCTCCTTATGTTTTGGAATGTTCATTTATTGGTTCGGGCGCTATTGGTGCTTTAATTGATGGTACAGTTCATACAACTGGTGCTAAAACCATGATTTTCCATGGATATACTATTATTAACGATAATGGTGTAGGATACTGGGTTAAAGACGAAGGTAAATCAGAAATTGTAAGTTGTTTTACTTATTATAATTATTTTGGTTACATAGCAACTGGTGGCGGATTTATTCGTGCACTGAACGGTAATAATAGTTATGGTACTTGGGGAGCAGTATCGCAAGGTTTCGGATCTTCAGAAACAGCAGTAACTGGTCAGTTATTGGGTAAACAACTTAACTTTGTTTATACTGGTGGTACTATTAACGTAGGCGATACGTGTACAAGTAGTGGTGGTGGTACTGGTATTGTTACTAACGTACAGTACAGTGCTAACAAAGTCTACTTACGAGATACTACTGGTACATTTGCTTTTGGTAATGGTTTAACATTTACCAACGGTGGTACAGGTACTGTTAGTGCTGGCGCATTAGAAGACCAAAAGGGTTTTGTGCTCGTAATGAAGAACTTAACAGCTGCACCTAAACCAGGACAAAGTATTCAGTTAGCTGGTGATACTTATGCTTATGTTGTGCAAAGTGTTACAGGCACTTATGCAAATACCAACAGTGAAATTACAGTCATCCTAGCACAAGAAAAACCAAATGGTAGTGCTAGTGGTACTGCTGTTACTTTACGTAGTAAGTACTCACAAATTCGTTTAACTGGTCATGATTTCTTGTCAATTGGTACTGGTGGTGTAACAACTACTAACTATCCAGGTACACCAACACAAGCTGCTGCTCAAGGTAATGAAACAAATGAGGTCTTTCCAGGACGTGTATATTATGTAAGTACGGACCAAGACGGTAATTTCCGTGTTGGTGAATACTTCCGTATTGACCAAGCAACTGGACGTGCTACACTGAACGCTAATGCGTTCGACTTGGCAGGTTTGACTAGCTTGAAACTGGGATCTATTGGAGCTCAGCTTGGTGAAACTATTAATGAGTTTTCAAGCGACGTTACTTTAAGCGGTAACTCAAATACGGCTGTTCCAACAGAGTATGCGGTTAAGACTTATGTAGATAATAATAATGAAATATATTTATCTAATACAATTAGTGTTGATAAATCACTGGCTCCTAATAAGTTAGCGTTTAGTATGAATTCACTTACTATTTCTGGTACGACTACGTATACAATACAGGATGGTGCTTATCATACAATTATGAATCCTACTGGATTTGCACTTTCAAAATAATAAGGATACTATTAAATGTCAAAACTTGTAGTAGATACAATTCAAAGACCAGGGGGAGCGGCAGTGTCGTTCCCCATTGCTGACGGCACAGCAGGTCAATTTTTAATAACAGATGCCGCAGGCAATTTAACATTCAGTAACAGTTACACTTTTCCAAGTGTACCTTTACCAATACTTGCTCAAGAAGATAAGAATATAGTTGGTTGTGTTTCTAGTTTTACTGATCGCGCTAATAGTTACAGTTCGCCTGCATGGAGTTCAAGCGGACCCTGGACTACTTATACAAATTACAACGCTTATGATGATCCTAGTTTGATACAATTTATTAATATGGCACTAGGTGACGGATTACCACAGGGCACTAGCGAGTGGTTTATTGGTGATGATACAAACGGCAGTGGTTCTAGAGCACTACAATTTGCTACAGGTGACCGTTTAGGGTATAAACGAGATAGATTTCAGTATCAAAATGCTACTGGATACGGTGGTCATACTTTTAGAATTATGCCTATTCGTAATAAGTCAGCGTCCCCTATAACTGTTAGTTTTTATGCTAGATGTTCAGATTATTATGAGCAAGGATATGAAGGTACTTGTCATTTTGTATTAACGCCAAATACTAGTACTTATAGTACTGTAACAACTGTATCAAGTACTAGACTTGCTTATACTCAAACTAGTTATGATCAATCTGGCGGTAATCTTACAGGCAGTATTAGTATTCCTGCGAACACTACAGTATTGGTATGTTTAGCAAATACTAACTCATATCAAACTACTTATAGATTTAAAGATATCAGTCATTGGTATTATTTAAATACTAGCTATACTTTTAGCAATGCTAATATTGTGTGTGATATGCGAATGCTAAGCTCATTATATACCAGTAACTTTAACCTGCCTAATTCAGGAAACTGTAATGGCACCGGTATTTTAGCCCCTCTTTGGACTAAAACTGCCACTAATTTTGGAGATAGATAAAATGTTTGTAAAATTCAATGAACAAAATATGGCATCACACGTTATGGGATTGTTGCCACCTGAAGAAAATCCAGCTGACTGGACAGTGGTTTCTGACGAACTAATGTCTGCTCGTCGTATTATTAAAGATGGTGCTACTATACGTGCTGCAACAGACGCAGAATGTGATGCTGAAATAGCCACACTTCGCGTTGCCGCCGCCGCAAATAAAATGCGTTGGGAACGTGACCAAGCCTTAGCACTTTCGGATAGTTTAGTACTACCAGATCGTTTTGCTAAATTTACAGCGGCTCAACAAGCTAGTATTACTACCTATAGAGAAGCTTTGCGTAATCTTCCCGATCAATCAGGATTCCCACTTGAGGTTACAATTCCCGGCGCACCAGTACTATAATAGGAGCTAAAACATGTCAAAGATTATAGTAGACCAAATACAAAAATTAACAGTACCTAGTAGTCCTAGTGTATTATCTGTTACTAGTCCGCTAGGGGGCACTTATACAATTAATGGAGTAAGTGCTAACCCAACACTAACTTTAGTTAGGGGTTCTACTTATACCTTTAACGTAAATGCCGCTGGACACCCTTTTCATATACAAACAGTAAACACCGCCTATAGTTCTGCAGATGTCTATACTAGTGGGGTAACAAATCCAGGAGCAGCAGTAGGTACTATAATTTTTACAGTACCTGGTGGAGCTCCTAATACTTTATATTATGTTTGCCAGTTACACTCGTCAATGAAGGGAACAATCAACATAATTGACAATACTGCTTCAGCTTTTAATATTCCTGCAACAGACGGAACTGTTGGTCAGTACATGAAAACTGATGGTAGCAGAAATTTAGGTTGGGCCAATATGACTTATACAGGCCCTCAAGTTTTAACAGCAATACCTGTGCAAGAAGGCAAAGGCATTATAGGTAGTATTGTTACTCGCAGTGATCGTGAAAATAGTTATTCTAGTGAAGAGTGGGTTAGTAATCCTGCTTGGACTACTTTTACTAACCATAACATTCATACGGATAATAGTGCTATTCAATTTTGGAATATGGTTTTAGGTGACGCTCATGCTAACCGAACTGATACTACCTTATCTTCGTATATGCCAGGTGGTGACTCAGAGCATCAATTTTCAAGAACACTACAATTTGCCTCAGGTAATCGTCTAGGTTACGGCAGAGATTTTATGCACTGGGACAATGCTAGTGGTAGCCCTGGACATAGCTGGAGAGTTATGCCAGTACGTAATACTACTGGATCACCAATTACAGTTACTCTTAGCGGCCGAGTAAGTGACTATTACTCAAATAGTTATGAAGGTACTTGTTTAGCAGTATTTGAACCTAATACTACTACTTACAGCACTGTTACAAGTGTTATAGGAACTCAAGTTGCGGCGACTCAAAGCAGCAGTCAAAGTCTAAATTTAACAGGTACGTATACAATACCTGCAGGTAAAACTGTGTTAGTGTGCTTGGCTAGTACTGATATGTACATGACTACATATAGATTCCGTGACACAAATTTCTTTTATAATTTAAACTCAACATTTCCTACAGGTGTTATTTGTGATATGCGGATGTTGTTTAACTTACATAACAGTAGGTTTGTAGATTTAGCTTATAATGGTAGTTTTACACCACAAATTTCAGCTATTTGGAAACAATGTGCAGTTAACTATGGAGACAGATAAATGTCAAGAATTTTTGCTGATCAAATACAAAAACCTAGTGGAACTGCATTTAGTTTACCAGTAGGTAACGGAGCTAACAGTCAATTTATTCAAACTGATGGGCAAGGAAACTTGTCGTTTGAAAATCCTGTAATTTATCAACCAGGAGAAAGTTATTTAGTTGCTCCTGAAAGTAGTTATAACATTGGTACAGTATCTACTCATACTGACCGAAATAATATTTATTCAACAGGTGAATGGACTTCAAGTAGCTCTTGGACTACATACTCAAATTATCAAATTCACACCGATAACAGTGCTATTCAATTTTGGAATATGTTATTAGGAGACGGATATAGTAATGCTAGTGCTACTACTGAGTATATGCAAGGTGGCGACTCAGAATTTGAAATGTCTCGTAGAGTACAGTTTGCAAGCGGTAACCGTGTAGGGTATAGACGTGATGTATACCATAGGGATAATTCTACAAGCTACGCAGGGCACACTTTTAGAGTTTTACCAATTCGTAATACTAATTCAGGTAGTGTTAGTGTACCCATAACTGGCGTTGTGTCTAATTATTGGGAAAGTGGATATGAAGGATGCGTATTAGCTTCATTTGTTCCTAATGCTGGTAAATACAGCGCAGTTACTAGCGTAGTTGGAACAAGTATGGCTAATATAACTAGTAATAATACTAGGGCAAAAGATCTGACTGGAAGTGTAACTATCCCTGCGAGTACAACTGCATTAGTTGTATTAACTAGCACTGATTGGTATGAAACTACCTATCGATTTAAAGATTGTAATATGTTTACTAAACTAAACGAAACTTTTACTGGAACTAGCGGAGTAATTTGTGATATGCGTATGTTATCACATTTAGCTCGTGGAAGACCTTTCTTACCTTATACAGGTGGTTTTGCTAGCCAATTAGCGCAGTTATGGACAACTTGCGCAACGCAGTGGGGAGATAGATAATGAGTGCAAATATAATTGAAAATTTAACAGTAAGTGAAATAAAAGAAGTTATAAGTACTCCTACATTTCAAACAAGTACTTTTTCACTAACAGATTCTTGTACTTTTTACGTAACTAGTAATCCTGGCACTAGTATAAATTTAACTAATGTTAGTTTAACTACAAATGGTGTAATTACAGTAACTTTTATTAGTCCTAATGGAAGTATGGTAATGCCAACTACACTAAGTGTTAATGGTGCTGGAGTAAGTATTAAATGGCAAGGTGGTGCTGTACCTAGTCAAAGCAGTAACCAAATTCAGTTAGTAGTATTTTCTATAATTACTTTGAATAATGCTGTAGCACATGTAATTGGTGCAAAGTCAAACTATAACTAAGGTATAACATGACAATTCTAAACAGAGTTTCTTCTCGAGTTATACTAGCTCCACCTGCCACAGGTGCAAGTGCAGGTCCTGAAATAGTAGCAGCTCCAGGACAAGCCTTATTCGGCACTAATGTTGGCACAGGTACATTTTCTTGGACAGTTCCCGCAAATGTTAAAACAATTAGCGCAATAGCAATTGGTGGCGGCGGTGGCGGTGCATATATTTGGGCATTACCTGGTGGCTCAGGTGGTGGGCTAGGATGGCGAAATAATATTCAAGTTCAACCAGGTCAAACACTTACTGTTCAAGTAGGTGCCGGAGGTACCCGCTTTAGTTTTGGAGCAGGTACCGGCGGAGAAAGTTATGTAGGTAGTACTAGTATTGTACGTGGTGGTGGTGGTCCACACGGTGATTCAGGTGTTGGTGGATATACTGGCGATGGCGGTGGCAGCGGCGGAAATAGTTTTTTTGGCGGTGGCAACGGCGGCGGCGGTGCAGGAGGCTACACTGCTGCTGGTGGAGCATGCGCTACACCTAGTTTTGGATATGGCGGCGGTGGCGGTTGTTTTTATAGTAGTTTTGCGGGGAGCGGAAGTGGTGGCGGAACTGGTTTACGAGGTATCCAAGTTCTTCCTGAGGGATTTGGCTCATCAACTGTTTACTTTTACAGTCCTTATACTGGATATACTACAAGTGGTACAAGTTTTGGAAATGGCGGTGGCGGTGGTGCAGGTGGGCCACCAAGCGGTAACGGTCAATTAGGTCAAAGTCCTTGGACTAGTTTTGGCCCTAACGGTGTGTACACTGTGGGCGGTACATATGGTGGCGGTGCAGGTGGCAGCGGTACTCACGGATTTAATGGATATACTGGTGGCAATGGAGGGCAGGGCGGTTGCCGTATTATTTGGGGCAAGGGCAGAGAATTTCCTGGCACTTTAACGGATGATATTACTTAATAATAAAAAAAAATATGAAATTATACATTAAATTAGACGGAAGTGGTGGTGTTATAAATCACCCTATGCAATTTGATTCTGCGCAAGTTAGCGTAAGTTTTCTTTTAAACAAAGAAGCTGAATCAGTTACCGAAGAAGAAATATTAACAAATTACTTTGCACTATTCGAAGACCCTACAGTTGACGTTTCCCAAGTAGTTATTGGAGATAATGGATATAAGCAACTTCCTAATGGTAATTGGACTAGAAATCTTGTTTTAAAAGAACTAACTCAACAAGAAAAAGTAGATAAATGGGTTCGAGGTATTCGTGATCATAGACTATACTTAAGCGATTGGTCACAGTTACCAGATAATGAGCTTACTGAAACGGAACGCGCAAAATGGTTAGAATACAGGCAATATTTACGAAAAATGCCAGAAATATATGCTGAGCTTAAACATCCCGACGAAGTAGTATGGCTAGAGCCTCCATTACGAAAACCACTACCCAGAGTCTAAAATGGCTACATTAAAAGAGTTAACTCAGGAAATTCATGAACAAGCAGAGTCTCACCCATTTACTAAACTAGTTTTATCAAAAAGTATACCTAATCAGGTATATGGGGACTTTTTATATAATCAACACGCAATATACCACACACTGGAAACAGTCTGTGGTGTGCGTGGATTATTACAAGACTTGCCAGGACTATGTCGAGCTGATTTAATCAGACAAGATTTAGATGATTTAAACATAACAACAGTTAAACTATACACTAGCACTCACAAGTATACACACTATGTGGCGTGTAACTTAACAGATCACCAACTACTAGCTCACTTATATGTTCGACATATGGGTGATATGTATGGTGGTCAAATGATTAAACACTGTGTGCCTGGTAGCGGTCGTATGTATAATTTTGAAGATCGTGCTAGTTTAATAGCAACACTACGCAGCAAACTGGACAGTTCAATGGCTTCAGAAGCTAATCATTGTTTTGGTTATGCTATTCAATTATTTACAGAGTTGGCTAATGAGCACAATATTCAATAAACTAAAAGCTCATGCAGCAGAGTTGGAATCAATTCTTGCTGCACGAGCTTTTCCTTTGCCAACAGAGTACGATTCTGGTTGGTATACAAAGAATTTTTCAAGCGCTTGGATTCGACGAGGTAACTTAGATGTTATAGACGTAAGCGAATCCAAAAAGCTTTATATGATGCACTTGTGTATATTCCCGCACGTTTACGATGCAGCCCCAATTTACGGCTTTGACATTGTAGCAGGAACAAACAAAATCACAGGAGCATTTTTAGATTTTTCACCTACAGGCGACCTTGAGCATCCAATGTGCAAGTGGTTTCAAGAGTTTGTAGA